GCAACCTTTGCTTCTGAACGAGATAAGTTGAAAGCATCACGCAATCCATTCTCCCATTCCCTAATAGAAATTTCTTCACCTTTTACTGAACGAACAGTTGCCTGAGGGTTCATAGGAAAGGTTACTAGCGACACTTCCATTAAATCTACTTCTTTGATAATGCGTTTGTTACCACGCTTATCGTATGAAACTTCTTTTGGGTTTACTCTAAAGCCTATTGAAAGACCGTCTAAAGCACCCATTTTTAATAATTCGTAGGCTTCTGCTCCTGCCTGTGTTTTAAGAGCCAGTCTACCTTTGACCACAAGACCATGATCATCTTCTCTAATCTCATCAAACACACCAATAGGCATATCTGACTTGTGTTGATATAAAAGTTTTACACTTTGTGGTTTTCTTCTCTTAAGAGATTTTGCAAATGCACCTTTTTCTATAACATCATTGCCTAAGTCTTTATTACCAAAGACAGACCCATAGCCTTCAAATGTGCCATAGTTTTTATCTTCTTCTTCGTCATGATAAGCTTTAATGCTTGATTTGATTTCTATAGATTCTTTCTCAACTTCTTTCTCAGAAGCCATTTCATCTACAGTTTCTTCTGAATCAGGCTTAGATTTGCCAAATTCAATAATATAAGAGTCATCAGTTTCTTCTACTGCTCTTATGTGCTTTTCATCATTCTCTATAGAATCTTCTTTATTAGAATCGTACTGATTAGTACAGACAGCTAGGCGTTGATCGGAATCCGTATACTCAATCGTCATAGTGTCATCTCCCATGCATCTTTTTAAAAAGTCTTGCCTACTTTCATCACTTTTAGGTTTTGGTATAGGCATATTCTACATATAGTACATAAAGGGCAATATAAGCACAAGATATAGTTGAAATTAAATAACTAAATTAATTGTTGCACATTAACCCATTATGGGTATATAATTACTGTATAAATTAAATTGATGCCCTTAGGGCAAGGAGAAATAAAATGACAAACCAAGAAAATCAAATCTTAGAACTAGAAGTTGGAATGGGTGCAACATTATCTGTAGGTTCAGATAGTTATCCATATACAGTAGTTGCCATAACAGGCAAAAAAGGCAACAGATCAATTAAACTAACTCGTGATAATTATAAAGCTGACGAAAATCATGACTTTACTTATGGTGGCAGACAAAGCTATCAATATGAAGAAAATCCTGAGGGTCAAATTGAATGGGTTCAAGAAAAAAATAGAGTGCATTCAAATACTTACAGAACTTCGGTTGTAAATAAAGTTACAGGCAGATTAAATAAGTATGATTATGGTGCTATGCACTTTGGTAAAAGAAGATATTACAGTGACCCATCTTTTTAATGCAATAAAGCTTTAGAACTAGAACCCCCTTAACTGGGGGTTTTTTTTAAGTGTATTCATTTTGTTTTACAAAAACATTTAAAAATTTATTTAACAAATTTTCGTTAATAGGTTTTTTTGTTTTTATTGCGTTATTAATTAATTTAATGAAACCACGCTTTTTTGTCTGATCAACAGTTTCCATATCATCTTTTAAAAAAAAGTATGAGGGTATATTTAAAATTTGATTGTCAAAATTAAAAAAGTATTCTTGATACTTAGTATCTATTTCTAAATCATTAAAAATAATTGGTATATCAACATCTTCAAAATTATATCCAATTTCATTTAAGTTCATGTGTCTATTCCGTTTATAAATTCAATTATTTCATCAAACTTTTTTGTGGTATCAGGAGCAAACCTCATCATCCTTTGTCTCCAGTATTTTGCATTTTCACCACCCAACAAAGCTATGTAGTTTGCAAATGCTTCAGTTGTCATTTTTTGTGTGACCGTACCACCAAATTCGTTTTCAAGAAGTATTTTAGCATCTTTTGATAAATTATTTATATTTACAGGTATTCGGTAATCTTGGCTTGCAAATCCACTTCTAGAAAAATCTTGATAATATGTAAGTCCATGACCTGAAGTATATTTGATTCTTGAAATAGAGCCTATGTAATCGTCAAAATATAAAAACTCCAGTCCCAAAGAATTACCTTTGTTAAATCTTTTAGAGTATGCAGCAAGATAATTAAACAAGTCGTAATCTAGTCCTGATTCTATTTTAGCAACTAAATCAATCAAAGCCTTATATCCTGAACTGCCCAACTTATCAAAAGATTTGATAAAATCCTTACCAAGTATTGTTTGCAAATCCTCAAAATTAAAAATAGCAGTTTTTGAATTATTAACTATAGATTTTATTGCATTTTCTACATCATCAATACTTCCAGTTCTAATGATTTTTTCCATTAGTCCAACACGCCTTCTTTCAGTTATACCTCTTACAACATTGTCTCTAAATAATTTTGCTTCTACTTTAAAACCTAGTCTTTTTAAAAAATTGTCTGACCAAACTTTATCGGTATAGTTGCCACTTGCCAATTGCAACCTTAAATCAAAATCAGATAAATCTTTTGAATAATATTTGACTATATTTTGTTCTGCTACAGCTTTTCGTTTTAATAATTTAACGCTATCTTCAATTACATCATTACTTGCTTCTCTTGAAAATAATTTAGTTTGTGCTTCTTTTCCTTGACGATTAAATTTACTACCTCTACCTGCAGCAATCCAGTTATCTACATTATTTTGGTCAAAATCCATATGATGCCCATATTCATGTCTAAATGTTATTACGCCTTCTTTGTTTTTTGGCGATTTAATTCTAGCCATGTTTAGTGTTGGAGTTTTACCGTCCCTGCCAAGAGAATAATTAGCCCTAGAACCTTTGTTTATTATTTTTTTTAATGGACTTACCTTTTTTAATGAATTGATAATGTCTGTTTCACCTCTCCAGTGGTTAATTGTTTTATGCCATTCCAACTCTTTAGGTATAGTCGCACCAAATATATCGTCAATGTCAATCCTGCTTGCTGCAATAGCTTGTCTAATTTGTTCTCTGATTTCTTCAGGTGGAGTACCAAATGGTACATATCTACCAAGAACTCTTTGTTGGTTTTCAGGACTAATATCTATATCATCATCTGATACTAAATTAGCAGGCTTTTCATCAACAGTTTCACGACTTAAATCATCCTGTATTACATCACTTGCTTCTGCATAAATAATGATGCACCTACAATTAATTACATTTCTTGCTCCACCTTTAGGGTCTCCTGCATAACTCATTGGCACGCCACCGACAATAAAGTCCTCATCCATGTTTACTTCTTGACCATTAGCTGATGAGTGTGCAGACCTTGTTCTAAGATCACTTGTAGATACCCATTTCTTCTTCATGTCAGTACCCAAGTCCTGCTGTACTTTCTTGTGATATTCATTGTTAGCAAAAGAAGCTGCATTGTGTGTTTCTGTTCTAGCTATCAAATTGGCTCTACGCCTAGCTATTGGATAACCTTTTTTAGTAATGCTTCTTGAGATTTGATCTAATGTTAAGTTGTCTGCTCTGCCTTGAAATATAACTTTTTGTATTTCTCTAGAAGCTTGCTCTGTCATTCCACTAAAATAAGGAACTCTGCTACCAATATATATCTCTACCATTCTTTCAAAATCAAATGATCTACCAAACACAAATGCTTCATTATCTTTTTTACCAAGATAATATTTTTCTTCGTTATTGTTGAATATGGTTCTAAAAACTTTTGTGTAATGATTTCGCATTACCACTTCTAGCTTGATGTTTAAAGATTTTTTTAACTCATCAAAGTTAGGTTCACTAACTTGTTTTATTTGGTTTGATGTTTCTTTTACAAATTGTCTAAAGGCTGTATTCAGCTTTGGTGCAACAGACCTTTCTAAATTGTTTCTAATTCTCTGTTGTTTTTTTACTTCTTGCCTAGCATTTATGCGACCAACTTTAAATGTATTAAAGTTTTTTGTTACTGGTTTCATTTACTAGATAATGGATGACCTTTAGGAAATAAATCAGTATCGTGTTTGCCACCTCTAAATTTTCCAGTTGATAAAGCTCTTAAGAAGCTATTAACTCTTGCATATGCCCATTGATCAGGCGAGCTAACGCTTGGTCTAACACTTGATGGATTTGTTCTGTAAGCTCCTACACCCCTACGAAAGACAGCTTCTAACATTCTTAAGGTAGCTCTTTTAGTTTTGGTATCACCGTATTTTTCATTGTGATCTTTGACTTTGCCTTCTAGTGCTTCTTTAACTTTTCCTGATAAAGCTTTCTCATCTTCTTTTACCTCTACATGATCTT